TAATCCTGAGGGCCTAAAATACTGTGAATATTTTTCTGCTTCATATGGCTCACCATCCACTGATGCACGGAACATTTCTTCCATAACTTTTATTTCAACTTCTGTTGGTTTCTTGGGTAAGAAGTCTCCTAAGTTGTGTAGTCCATGTGTACTAATAGAATTGTTTTGCTCTTCTGTCAGTGGAGTTGTTTTTCTTGACCACTTGGATGTTGAGTAGTCAGCATAACCACCTTTGGTGGTCTTGTTGATTCTGAAGTCAACGCCTCTAGTATAGTCAGTTGGCAGATCCTCCATCTCAGGATCCATCAGTGCAGACTTTATTATATTAAAAATCTGTGGACCAATAATGAAACGTCTGATTGGATTTTCTGGAGTTGCATCTTCTTGTAGTGGCGAAGATACCACAAAACCTTGGAATATGTATGAACGCTTCTTCCAATATTTTCTGCCCAAGTCTTCCAATGACTTGTCTTTGAACCACTGTCTAACTTCTGCAAGTATAGGGCATGCATCACCATACATTTCCATGCATGGCACTTGTACCTGCACAGGACCTGATGTTGCATCGCCTTTGACTGAGTTGAACGGCAGTTTGATCATTGCTCGTTCAGTCCAAAAGAATGTGTTGTTGGTATCACCATCTGGTAAAAACCTTAATACTGCTTCTGAATTTTCTGGAATGTTCCAGTGTGGATAGATTGCGTTGTCTCCAATTTGCCCTTCACCTTGTGGTTTAGAGTTTTGAGCTTGGAGTTTTGCTCTTATTTCTGCCAGTGTTGCCATAATGTAAGCCTCCTTTTGTTTGCCTAGTGTGTATCACTGTAATGTGTATAATACACAAAACTGTTTATTCTGTCAAGAATTATTTTAATTTGGTTTCATAAGGCTCATATAGCCTGTTTGGTCGCCATACATTTTTTTGAATGTGTCTGGTTCAGCATCATTTATTTTGGACATGATCAATTCTCTTGGATCTGTGTCTAGATCGTCAATAAACTTGCCAAGTGTTTTTAATTTGCCTGCTCTCAACAGTTCTGCCGCTTTCATGAGATCATCATAGTCCATGTCATCTTTGCCATATGATGCAGCTACCTGTGCAATTTTATCTGCGGCTGGACTTTTTGAAACAGACTCACGATCCATAAATTCAAAAAGTTCGCTTAGATTCATTATACGTCTGCCAGTTTTTTGTGTGTGTTGATGATTGTGTTGATCTCAGCTGTTTTTTGAGGCTTTGCAAAAGCATCTTGATATTCTGATGGTTTGATGTTGTCTTCATCTAGTGTGCTCTCCAACATTTCAGTTTGTGCTGTTGCCCATGCTTCGAACTGTTCTGATTCGTCTTTGTATTTTCTCTTATATTGTTTGGCCAGTTTCCCTTTACCAATTTCTTTGCCTTTGATGTCTTTGAATGCTTTGATGTCTTCTGGTGATTTTCTGACTTGATCTTTGTAGTCATCATCTGTTTTAATTCTTTTCATGTCTTGCAAATATTTGTTGGCCAACTTGATAGCAAGGCCTTTCAAACGTTTGGTTTCAGGATCAGGTTTAGCAAACAGTTCTTGTGATTGTGAAATCTGTGATTCCATGTCTGATGCAAAGTTAACCACTGCATCGTCTTCTGCATCAGTAGATAAAAATCTAGTTGCAATGTCTCTCAGTATGGTCATTAATTTCATGTCAGTTTCTTTTTGCTGTGATCTTAAATTATTTTGCAGTGCATCATATGAATCATCTTTTTTCAGGATTAACATGGATTTTGGATCCGCAACCCAGTTGTCCACATATTGTGCATATCTTGATGCAGTTGATGCTTGAGTCATGATGTCTTTTCTGTCTTTACCTTCTTCGTCATCAAATTCAACCACAGGCAACAATTTGAATGCTTCTATTAAATCTTCATCAAACACTTCTTTGGTAAACAATTTTACCAATGGTTGCACATCATCTTCATGCAGTTTGTCATTGTTTAGTTCTTGTGTGGCTGATTCATATGTTTTGCTGTTTTGTAATCTTGTCAAAAGTTTTTTTGTGTCTTTAATTCTTTCATTAGCACCAGTGAGATATGGTTCGGTGTTTTCGTCAACCATTTGCATTTTGTTTGCATACTGTGTAAATTTTCTCAGTAAGGCAATGTTGGCTACCTGTTCTACAATTGATTCACCAATTGCATCATATGGATTGCCTCCTTTGGCCACATGCATCTGCATGGCTCTTGCTCCGTGTAGATAGTTGAATGGAAAACGGAAACGCTCTCCCTCAGCATTTTCAATAAAAATACAGTCAATGTTTCTTGATCTTGCTCCGGATACTGATTCGTCAACTGGCTTTGAGTGCCTGATAATCATTTTGGTTTTGTCTAGTTTATTGTAAGATGATTTTGATGTTCCGTGCATTTTGCTTTCCTGTACTGTATTTACTTGAGAAAGGAATTCAAAATCCCCTTGTTCTAACTCAATTTTTTCTATGTCTTGTGGCTTGAATCCAAGATTATGTGTCACAGCAAATTCTCGCATATGGCGTGCAAAGTCGTACCATGAACGTTGATCTTCTTCTTCTAAGGAATCTGCTAGATCTTTGTTGTACACCAATCTAAGATTTTCTTCATCTAGTGCAATGGACACAGGATTGTTGTTGTAATCAAACTTGAAAAATCTTGCCAACTGTGGATCTGTGGTAGTCATGGCTTGTTCATCACCTAGAGTGAGGTGTGAATATCTTGATTTTAGTTCATCGAACAAGTCTTGTGCAACTAAATTTAGATCCATCTGTATATTTATGACATAATAATAGGCATGGGCATGATCAGCTCTTCTTCAGAATCTCGTAATCTTTCGAACAACTTTTGATCCCAAGCAGAAATAGTACTGGCCATCCTGACTGCAAGCAGTGTTGACATCACTAGATCATCATGTTCGCCTGGTTTTGCACGAAAAGAATTGCCAGATGCAACAAAATGTTTCATTTCAGACACTAGGTTTTTTGACTTGATCACCATAGAATCGTTTTCTACCATTTGTTTTAACTTGGCACAAGCACTCATTTTTGAATTGTGTGTTGTGTTGTAACCTTTTCTGAATCTACGCACATGGCCTTTTTTGATAGTTTCTGATAAGAACTGTCCTGGAATGTTTTCTTCGCCTATATCACTTATTGCAACCAATCCTGCTTCGCCTATTGTGTTGTTTTCAATAGAATAATATATCTCTGGTTGTTGTATGCCTTTGGCTTTTAAATCTTCAGCTATTTGATCGATAATTTGTTTCATTATCCGAACTTGCCCTTGTATGGGTGTTGAATTGTGTTGCCACTCTGCAACTTGTGTCATGGTTGGTAGTTCATACACTTGAATAGCACCATAGTCGCCACCTGTGCCCAAAGAGGGATCCATTGAAACAATGTATGCTTTGCCCTTTTCAACACGTTTATACCAACGCACATGACCATGTCTTTCAACAGGATCAATGCCTTCAAGGTCTGCAAGTTTTGTTGCTTTTATTAAAGTTTCATCGTATATTAAGAATTCACAATCGTGTTCACGTCTAAATCTTTCGTCACCTATTCTTGCACGTTCTTCTTTGGCCCACTCTTCTGTACGTTCTGGATGTTCTCGCCATGATGCTTTGAAAGCGGCAAATCCATTTTTACCCACAGGCAATTCATTGCCGTAGTCATCTGTACGTTTGTTGGCTTCTTTCCATATCAATGCAAATTGATCTTCGTCAGAGTTTGGAGTAGATGTAATAATGCATTTACCACCAGTTGCCAATGTTGGAGCCAGAGATGTCCAAAATTCAGATGCTTTGCTGGGAGGTTGCACAAATGCAAACTCATCACAATATATTACACTCAGTGACATACCTCTACCTGTGTTTTCTGTTGTGGTGGTTGCTTTTATTCTTGACCCGTTATCAAATTCTAATGTGTTTCTATTGTATGAATAAGCACCAGCACGCAAAAAATCTGGCAGTGCTTCATAGGTGTATCTCACTCTGTTCATGATGTCTTGAGCACCTGTAAACTTGTGCGCCGCAATTAGTATCTGCGAATCTGGTACAAACATAGCATACCAAACAAGATAGGCAGCGGCACATGTGGTTTTGCCAGTCTGTCTTGGTAACATGGCAATGGCAAATCTATTTTGATGATATGTATCTACCAGGCCTTCTTGATATTTGA